CCGTACGTCCTTTCCCGGGGTCCAGACAAAAACGCAGCAAGGGAGGCCCAGCCGTGACGAATGAACCCGACGCCACCCCAGACTGGAGCGCGATCGCGGCCGATCTAGGCGTGACTCTCCTACCCTGGCAACGGAGCGTCTTGGACGCGTGGGCGGAGGCCCGTCGATCCGGTGGACGGCTGGCGATCGTGTCGATGCCACGCCGCCCCGGACGCAACTTGCTGGCCCAGGTGTGGGAGGCCGGACGCGATGGCTGAACCACGAGGCTGGACCGAATCCATACCGCCGCGTCCCGCCGAGCCGTGGGCCCCGCCGCCGTGTGACCATCCCGCCGACCAGTGGTGTGGTCTGTGTCCGGAGCCGATCGACTCCGACCCGATCGACGCTCCGTGGTGGGCCCAGTGACGAACTACGGACCCCACGACCCCCAGACAGCCCCGGCCTGGGTGACGGTGCTGGCGAACGTCAAGTGGCCCCCCCGGTCCGGGGTCCCGGTGCCGCTCCCCGCCGCACTGGTCCGCCAGCGCGAGACGATCAACCGACTAGCAACGGAGCCCCGCCGTGACCGATGATCCCCTGTTCCTGCCTGGCCTGGAGCCCCCGGCCGCGGCCGAAACCGCGATGGTCAAGGCCGCGCGGCTGACCCTCGCCGCGCTCCGGGACGCCGACAAGTTGCGACCCGAACACGCGCTACTGACGCAATTGATCCTGTCCCTGGCGGCCGCCATCGACGGCGGTACGCGCTCGGGTCGCGCGTCGGCTGTGGCGATGGCGTCGAAGGAACTCCGCGAAGCGCTGCTCCAACTGGACCCGCCCCCGGAGGAAGCCAACACCGACGCGGCCGCCGCGCTCCAGAAGTTCATGGCCGATCTGGAGAACTTCGCCAACCAGGAGGGGACGCGCGAGCCGTGACCGTGACTGTGATTCCCACGGCCCTGGCCCGGGAGTGGTGGGACCTGCCCGGGGCCCCGCCGCTCTATGCGACCAGGCGCGACCCGTCCCGGCCCACCGAAGGCGGGCGGGTGGCCCTGGTCGCCCAGGCCCTGGGGACTCCGCTACTCCCGTGGCAGCGCTACGCCGCCGACGTGGCCGGGGAACTGAACCCGGACGGGTCCTACCGCTACCCGGTGGTCGTGGTCTCGGTGCCCAGGCAGTCGGGGAAGACAACCCTTATGCGGGCGGTCGGCACCGATCGGGCGATGTCTCGCCCGGGCCTAGATGTGTTCTATACGGCCCAGACTGGCAAGGATGCCCGGGAGCGGTGGGCCGATCTGGTTAAGGCGATCAAGGCCGGACCGCTGTCCAGGTTCTGCACCATCCGCCAGGCCGCGGGAGCCGAACGCGTGGTGTTCGCCAACGGGTCCATGTTCCGGGCCTTCGCTCCGGTGGCCAACTCCCTGCACGGCTACACACCGCCCCTGGTGATGCTGGATGAAGCCTTCGCCCACGATGAGCAAGCGGGCGAGGACCTTATGGGGGCGATCAATCCGGCCCAGCAAACCCTCCGCCATCGACAGCTCTGGATTGTGTCCACGGCTGGCACGGCCGCGTCGGTGTTCCTGCGGAAGTGGATTGAGGCTGGACGCCGCGGCGATGAAGGCGTGGCGATCCTGGAGTGGGGGGCCGGTCCCGACGTGGTCGATGTCTACGACCCCACGACCTGGCCCACGTTCCATCCCGGCATGGTGGACCTGGCCGACGGCCTTCCGCTGACATCGGTGGAGGCCATCGCCGACGCCGCCGCCACGCTGTCCCGGGCGGAGTTTGAGCGCGCCTATTGCAACCGATGGACCCGGACCGCTTCCCACCTGATCCCGCCCGAAGCCTGGGAGCGGCTGGCCAACCACGACCAGCGGCCGCCGCGCGGCGGGCCGGACGATGTGGTGTTCGCCTATGACGTGATGCACGACCGAAGCGCGGCCGCGATCGTCGCGGCCTGGCGTGACGGGGACGGCCGACTACAGGCCCGGGTGACGAAGTCGGGGCCGGGGATGGACTGGGTGGCCTCTACGATCCGGTCCCTCCGTGGGTTCGGCTGGCGACAGTTCGCGGCCGCTGAGAACGGCCCAGCGCGTGAGGTCACCGACGAACTGGAGCGCGGCGACCCCGCCACGGCGGTCCGCGTCCGACGGCTCTCGGAGCGCGAATACGCCGACGCCTGGGGGTTCCTCATGCAACACCTGGCCACGCGTCGGCGGGGACTGGCTCACGACGGCTCCGAGCCGCTGGCCACCGCGGCCGCGAACGTGACAACTAGGCCGATGGCCGACGCGTCGGCCCCGTCCCGACGTAACTCCGCGGGGGACGTAACGGCCCTGGTCGCGCTGATGGAGGCCGTGTGGGTCCTGGACCATCGCGCGGTCGAAGGCGACCTGGTCGTGGAGTTCGCCTCGTGATCCGCGACGAAGCGGGGACCCGACACCACCTGGTCTGGTGTGACGCCTGCCCGTCGTGGCGTCGGCTGGCCGACGACAAGGCCGCCGCGCTGGCCGAAGGCGCGCGGCATGTGGCGCAAGTCCACGGCCGCGCGAAGGCCGCGGCATCGCTCCGGGAGCGGTCCCGCAACATCGCCGCGACACGCCGACCCGACGTGGAATGACCGCCGAATCTTGGTAGACGGGTCGACGGTTCTGGTGTGAGACCACTGAGGATGAAGCGCTACGCCGAAGCCGTCGAAGCCGCCGTGTCGGACGCGTCCGGCCTCACTGCGGCCATGCCGTCCACGGTGGCATCCCCCATGCAAGTCGGTATTGAGTCACCCTGGACGCCGACCCCCAACCAACTCCAGTCGATCGTGTGGGCCGACCTGGTCGGGGCCGATGTCACGGTGCTGTCCCGGGCGGCCGTGATGGCCATCCCGGCCCACGCCCGACAGCGGCACCTGTTGGCCGGGACCGTGGCCCGGTGTCCGCTCCGGGTGATCGACGGCCCCACCGACCAGCCGATAGCCGACCAGCCTGGATGGACTCACCGGACCGACGGCGGCCTACCGCCGTTCCACCGGATGCTGTGGACCGTGGACGACCTGATCCACTACGGGTGGTCCCTGTGGCGCGCTGGCCGCGGGCACGGCGGCCTCCTGTTGGACGCCGAACGAATCGCCTACGAGCGGTGGGAGACCGACCCGGCCGGACGCGTCCTGGTCGACGGGGAGCCCGCGAAGGCCGCCGAAGTGATCCTGATCCCCGGTCCGCATGAGGGTGTTCTCAACTTCGGCGGACCGGCACTACGTCGCACGATCGACAACCTGGACGCCGCCGCGAACGCGGCCCGCAACCCGTCGGCCTACCTGGAGTTGCACTACACAGGCGATGTCCCCCTGACCACCGAGCAGAAAACGGAACTCATCGACGGCTGGGTAGCCGCCCGCCAGGGCAAGAACGGCGGAGTCGCCTACACAAACAAACTGATCGAAGTCCGCGAGCACGGCACCCACGAAGGCGCGTTGCTGATCGACGGCCGGAACGCCGACGCGGTCGACGTCTCGCGCCTGGTCTCGAGCCCGGCCGCGATGGCCGACGCCACGAACGCGGGGGCCTCGCTCACCTACGAGACCACCGACGGCCGCAACGGCCAGTTCATCGACTACGGGGTGACGTTCTACATGGACGCCATTGCCGCCCGCCTGTCGATGGATGACGTGGTGCCGCGCACCCAGCGAACCGCGTTCGACGTGTCCACCCTGACCAGCACCACGCCCAGCCCCACGGGAGCGCAAACGAATGACTGACACCGCAAAACTTCCTGTTTCAACCCCAGCCGGCCTGGCAGCTAACAGGAAGTTCTCCCGTCTCCGGGTCCTCCTGGCCGCCGACCACACCCCGACGACGGTAGTCGCGGGCGGCCCCGACCTGGTCGCCAGTGACACCGAGGCGCGCACCCTGTCCGGTGTGCTGATCCCCTACGGCGGCCAGGTCGGCTACACATCGGCGGGTCCGGTCACCTGTTCCGCTGGCGTGGTCCAGGTCCCCGACGACCTGGCCCGGGTCAAGTTGGTTGATGAGCACCGGTCCCCCCCGCGTGCGATCGGATACCTGGCCTCCGCCCGCGACACGTCCGCCGCGCTCCGTGGGTCCTTCCGGGTCGGCCGCACCCCCGACGGGGACCGCGCGCTACTGGAGGCATCCGAACGCGTCCGGGACGCGTTCAGCGTCGAACTTGCTGACGTGACAATCAACGAACGTTCGGAACTGGTCGCGGGACGGCTCACCGCCGTCGCCCTGGTCACCGTTCCGGCATGGGCCGACTCTCGGTCCGATGGCCTGGCCGCGGCCCTGGCCGACACCACCACCACGAAGGGAACCAGAATGACCCCGGAGCAGATCGCCCGCCTGGCCGAACTGGCCGCGATGAACCAGCGCGACGCCGACCAGGAACAGGAGTACGCCACGCTGACCGCGCTGGCGGTCCAGGAGGTCACCAGCGGCGACCCCGCCGCCGAACCGCCGACCGCCGACGACCAGGCGAGCCTGGCCGCGTCCATCGCTGGCCAGGTCGTCACCGGCCTGACAGCGTCGGGTCAGGCCGCCGTCCCCAGCGGCCTGACCATCGGCAACCAGAACCGCTCCCAGCGGCCCCTCCGCGACCTGTACGCGGCGATGGCCAACGTCCTGGGGGGCCGCTCCCGGCCGTCCCTGGAAGCGGCCCTGTCGGACATCACGACCACCGCCAACGTGTGGACCAGCCAGACCCAGTACGACTCCCAGTTGTGGTCCGGCCTGGAGTACGTCCGCCGATTCGTGCCGCTCATGGCCCCCGGCGAGATGAACTCCTACAAGGGCACCGGCTGGCGCTGGGTCGTCAAGCCCGAAGTGGACGACTACGCGGGCGACAAGGCCGCCGTGCCTTCCAACCTCCCGACCACCGAGGCCGCCGACTGGATCGCCGCCCGCCTGGCCGGTGCTCACGACCTTGACCGGAAGTTCGTGGACTTCGGGGATCAGGAGTTCATCGCGGCCTACTACGAGGCCATGCGGGAGTCGTACGCCATGCAGTCCGACGACAAGGCGCGAGCCTTCCTGTTGGCCCAGGCCACCCCCGTCGGTGGTGCCGCGGAGACCTCCCTTTTCCGGGCCGCCGCGGTGGCCGCCCAGGCCGTCTCCGACAACACGCGCGGGGCCCAGGTGGATTACTTCCTGATCAACTCCGCCGACTCCCTGGCACTCCTGGACATCACCGCCAACGATGTCCCGGCCTACCTGGAGACCTTCGGCGTGACCCCGGACAAGTTCATCACCACCCCGGGCCAGGTCGCCGGAACGGTCACCGCGGGCACGCGGAACGCGACGAAGTTCCGCGAACTGTCGTCCACCCCGATCCGGGTGGAGGCGATCAACATCGTGAACGGCGGCGTAGACGGCGGCGTGTTCGGCTACTACGCCACGCAGCGCCAGTTCGCGGGCGGCCTGGTCTCGAAGACGTTCGCCTGATGGCTGACCCCCTGGAATTGGTCGGCCTCCCGGAAGGGGGGCCGACCACCCTGGACGCCGTCAAGGTTCAGCTCTCGATCGCCGTCGACGACCTGGCCGACGACGACCGCCTGTCCGGGATCGTCGCGGCCGTCAACAACTCCATCCGGGGATGGGCGGTCTCCGAACCCGTCGTGGACCAAGAGACCTGGCCGGACCGGATCGTCACGGGGGCCACCCTCCTGTGTGCGCGCCTGTTCCGTCGGAAGAACTCCCCGGCCGGGGTGGAGGCGTTCGGGAGCCAGGGGGCCGCCTACGTCATGCGCAACGACCCGGACATAGCGATGTTGCTCCGCCTGGGCACCTGGCAGGGACCGGAGGTCGGCTAGTGGCACTGACGTTCGGGTCGGTGGACGACCTCCTGACCGCGCTCCGGAGTCAGGAGGTCCGCGCCGAAGTCGACCCATCGGACCTGAACCTGCCCGGGGCCTGGGTGTCGGTGGAGCGCATCCGGGCCGTGACGGTGGCCGGGGACCTCCGCCTAGAGGTCTCCGTCTACCTGATCGTCCCGGACCGCGACCACCGACGCGCTATGGGGTCCCTGGCCGACCTCTATAACCAGGTCATCCCCGGCACCCTCACCCCCGATGGCCCGGTGGTCCCAACCGCCGTGGTCCTGCCCGACGACCCGACCCCGCTCCCCGCGCTCCGGGTCCCCCTGTTCCTGCACGAGCCAGCCTAGAAACCAGGAGAAGAAACCATGCCGATCACGTCGCACAAACTGGGCCCGGGAACCCTGACACTGGGGGCCGGGGCCCTGGAGGTCTCCAGCCAACTCACGTCCTGCCGCGTCACCCCTTCGGAGAACGTGACCACACAGGACGGGGTCAAGGTGCTGTCCGGGGAGTCCCTGGCCTCCGAGGACTCCGTGGAACTGACCTACGTCCTGGAGGGCAACTTCCTCCAGGCGCTCACCGCGGCCGGGGTCGTGGACTGGTCCTGGACGAACGCAACGACCTGGCAGGCGTTCGTGTTCACCCCGAACACGGCCGCCGCCTCGGAGGTCACCGGGGAGGTACGCGTGATCCCGATCAGCGTCGGCGGCGACGAAGCCGATACCCGGATGGCCTCCGACTTCTCCTGGACCGCCCGAAACGTCGTGTTCGACGCGACCCCCGCCTGATCCCGTCCACGTCAAAACGCCGTCAACACGACGTTGACGCCAAACGAAAGGAAACCGCCATGGTGGAGAACGACCCCAGCACGAGCCTCCCGAAGCCAGGAGGCGACGACACGGACCAGGCCCCGGCCCCGGAGCCAGTGGCCACCCCGAAGCCGTCGGCCCCGTCGTCCGGCCGCTTCGCGATCTACGACAACGTCCTACGGCAGTTCGTTGGCTCCGTCGGTGTGGTCGACAAGCGGCCCACGAAGGCGGAAGCAAAGCGCGCCGTGGGCCATGACGACTACGAGATTCGGGAGGTCTGAGACCCGTGTCCGGCCTCCAGGTCGACTCGGACGCCGCCGCGTTCGCCCGTCGCATGTTCGACGGTGCTGACGCCCTGGCCGACCTGGACGCAACAAACGCGGAGGCCGGGGACCTGGTCCTGTCCTCCGCCGACGTGCCGCGGCGTAGTGGATCCCTGGCGGCTGGGGTCCGCTACGCCGCAACCCCCGACGGGGTCACGTTCGCCGCGTCGGTCCCCTATTGGACGTTCGTCCACTGGGGGGCCCCGGGCCGTGGCATCCGGGCCCGCCCGTTCTTCTCCAACGCCCTGGAACTCCGCCAGTCAGACATAGCCGACCTGTACCGAGAGCACGCCGCGCGCGTGGTCTCCAGCCTGTGAAGGAAGCCGCCCATGACCACCACCCCGCCGACCATGAAGCGCCCCCAGTTCCATGTATGGATGAACCCCGCCGACCCGGAGACGATCCCGGACCCGATCTACGTCGGGGTCGTGACCATCACCCACGGTGACCAGTTGCGCGCCGAACTGGAGGGGAAGCGCCACGGCCTGGAGTCGATGAAGGACGCCCCCCTCCACTACACAACGATCTGGGTGTGGGCCGCGATGGTCCGAACTGGCGACTACGCCGACAAGTTCGGAGCATTCAAGGCCCACGGCCTGGCTGAACTCCAGCCTGTCGAACAGGAGGGAGGCGACCAGGAAGCGGACCCTACGAACCCGGCCCCCAGCACAGGCTCCGCCTAAGCCTGGCGGCCGTCTACGGGGACCCCGGCTACTGGATGAACCCCGACCTGTCCGAAGACGTGATTGAGGCCGCCGTATGGCTGGCGGCTAGACGAAGGGAAGCGCGGGACCGATGAGCGATGTGGACCTGGCCATCCGGCTAACCGCCGACGCCTCCGACGCGGCGGCCGCGTTCGACTCCGTCGGGTCGGCCGCCGACGCGATGGCCTCCGAGGTCGACGCCGCCAGCCGGAAGGCCGACCAGGCCGCCAACAGGCTGGACGGGGTGGCCGACTCCGCCGACAACCTGGACGACAAGGCGGGACGCGCTACAGGGGCCCTGGGGGCCCTGTCGGCCGGTTTCGAGCTAGCGGGTTTGGAGGGTTACGCCACCGGCCTCCAGTCCGCGGCGATGGCCACCGACTTTATGTCCGGTGTCGGCCAGTCCCTCAAACTGGTGATGGAGGCCCAGTGGGTCGCCAACGCGAAGGCCACCGCGACCACCATCGCCCACACGGCCGCAGAACGGGCCCGGGCCGTGGCCACGAAGGCCGCCGCGGCCGCCCAGTGGCTGATGAATGTGGCCATGAGTGCCAACCCCATCGGCGCGGTGATCGTGGCCGTGGTCGCCCTGGTCGCGGCGTTCGTGCTGGCCTACAAGCGCTCGGAGAAGTTCCGGAACATCGTTCAGGCCGCGATGAAAGTAGCGACGTTCTGGGTTCGGAAAGTGATCGACATCGTTATGGCCCTGGTCGGCTGGGTTAAGGACAACCTCCCGGCCGCCTGGGTGGCGATGAAGGACCGCGCCGTAGCCATGTGGGCGGCCATCGCGGACAAGGTGGTTGGATTCTTCAATGGCCTCCGCGACAAGGCCGCCACGGTGCTGGGGTGGGTTAAGGACCGGTTCACCTGGCTCCGCGACAAACTGTCTCCGATCACCGACACGATCGAATCCGGGATCGACGCCGCCTTTGCCCCGATCGAATGGGCAATCGACAAAGTCCAGGAACTGATCGACTGGATAGGCCGGATCGACTTCCCCGACTTCCCCGACCTGAACCCGTTTGGGAAGGTCCTGGGCCGGGGGGCCGTGCCCACGTCCGGGGGTGGGGATACCTACATCACGAACAACTTTGACATCTCCGGTGTCTATGACTCCGGCGATGTGGTCGCGGCCATCAACGACCTGTTCACGCGGCACGCCATCGCGTTGGGATATCAGTCGGCATGAGCGCCTATTACCGGGTCGTGATGTGGGTCGGGGACCACACCTGGACGATTGAACAGGGGGACCCCGCCGCCTACGGGCCGACCGACGACCTACGGATCTGGTGGGCCATCCCCGAAGGCGAGCCCCGTCCGGCCCAGCCGCCGCCCCCGGAGGCGTCCTTCGGGATCATCGTCGAGGACCCCTCCGACTTCTCCGCCGACATCGGGGACCCGGTCTCTATTGCACTGTTCACCGACCCCGACACGGTCACTAACCCCCCGTTCGACTTCGCTCCCCTCCTGGGCCTGTTCACCGGCCGGATCAGTGACCTGGAGGCCACCCCCCACGAACTGGGGGTGATCTATGACGTGTCCTGTGTCGGCTACCTGGCCGACCTGATCGCCCGACAGACCACCGATATTGGAGCGGCTCCCGAATCCATCACCCACCAGGACCCCGACTGGTGGAACTACACACAGCGCGGCGTGGACTCCTACTGCGAAGTGCTCATGGAACAGGCCGGATATCCGTCTCCGCTGGGGTTCACCGTGGCCGACGATGAAGTCTCCTGGACTCTGCACAGCCTGGGCCTCGGTAATGACTCGGTCATGAACCACCTGACCCGCGTGCTGGATTCGCACGTCGGCCTGTTGATCGACCCGGCCGTGACCGCGATGCGGGGCCGCGTCCGCGCGCAAGTGTCCTTCGACACCCTCACCTGGGCCGCCGCGCTTAACGAGCTCCAGCCGTTCATCATCTCCTGGCACGCCCGGGAGACTCGGAACACGGCCATCCCGGGACAAGGGGGGATGCTCCCGGCCCGCCTGGCCCTAGACGCCACGTCCGGCCTGTGGTTCCCCCAGGTCGACCCCGCCGACGACACCCTGTCCGCGGTGGCCGAGGACAACTGGCCCCACCCGGTGACCCCGGCCATGTTCGGCATCCTGGAGGCCGGGACCGTAGAACTGGACTCCGTCCGATGGTTCAGGAACAAATCGCAAGCCGTCGACACCGTCGAGACCCAGTGGAAGACGAAGGGGGACGGGTCCGGCCTGACTGGCGGACTGGACAAGGTGTTTCGGGTGACGAACCAGTCCCCGGCCGTGCCGATCACCCGGAGCCTGGGTACGTCCCACATCTCCACTCCGTCATTCAATGGCCAGACTGGACAGCCGCGGGTCCAGGCCCAGTTCGCCCTCCCGGAGACAGGGGAGCCCCGGGCCTTTACCGCCGACCGCTTCCGGGTCCGTCCCGCGGCCGGTGGCGCCGACCCACACCGAATCAGCACCCACGGATTCCGGCATCTCCTGGACCCGTTCATGGTGATCGATAACCCGATCGTCACCATTGCCGGGGTCCCGGAGCGGTGGAACCCGAACCCCGACGCGTTCGACTGGTATTCGGGCACCCTCCGCGGCGTGGACTTCCGGATCAAGGATGCCGACTACACATTCGACCTGTTGATCGACCAGGAACTACCGCGGCCGGCGGCCGATGAAGTCGGCGGGGAGGCCGGATATCTGACCTACGAGAACATGCGCGCCTATCCGGACTGGGCCGCAATTCCATATGAGGATATGGACCCGCGTGCCCAGTGGATTGATATGCGCCTGGTCCGCGCACCCGAGACAGTCACCCCCTAAAACCACCGAAAGGAAAACACCATGCCCGCCGAAACTGCCAACGGGTGGCCGTATCCGACCCCGTCGGACGCGGTATCTAACACCGACCTACAGATAAAGGAACTGGCCGAAGCGCTACAGGAGAAGATTCAGGCCGGACAGTTCGCGGTGACTGTCACCGCCTCCGACAACGGTTCGGCCGTGCTCACGTTCCCCGTTGCCTACCCGGCCGCTCCCAACGTCGTGGCGGCCGCCATGAACAGTTTCTACGAGGCGTCGGTTACGTCGATCACCGCGACCCAGGCAACGATCCACGTTCGGCAGTTGAACGCGGCATCAGCCACGGCAACCATTCAATGCCAGTGGATCGCGGTGCCGTGATGGCCGACATGTTCCCGCCCCCGTCGCCGCCCTACGTTGGCCCCGCGGCCCACACGTCCGGGCCATTCAACAAACCCATTCACCGGATCGTGATCCACTCCACCGTGTCCCCGTGTGAGCCAGGCGGGGCCCGCAATATCGCCGCCTACTTCCGCTCCGAGGCGTCCGGGGGGTCGGCCCACTACGTCACCGACCCGGGCGAGGCCGTACAGGTGGTCTACGACTCCACCGTGGCCTGGCACGCCCCACCCAACCAGCACAGTCTGGGTATCGAGATGTGCGACATTCCGGGCCCCCGGCCGCGTGAGCGCAAGTCCCGGGCCTGGTGGAAGGCGTTCCGTCGGACCTGGCGCTGGGTCCGGCCCAACCAGCGGAAGATGTTGGCCCGGACCGCGCGGCTGACCGCGCGGCTGTGCCTGGCCTACGACATCCCGCCCGTCTACGTCGGCCCGCGCGGCCTCCGCGCTGGCCGCCGCGGCGTGACCACTCACGCCGCCGTGTCGACTGCATTCCGCCAGTCGACCCACTGGGACCCCGGCGTGTGGCCCCGGCGTGCATTCATGCGCCAGGTCCGCGCGGAAGTGGCCCGTATCCGGAAGGAAGCCGCAGCATCATGACCGCTCATCCCCCCACGGGCACCACCACGCGCACGATCGTGTGGGCCATCGTGATCCTGTTCGTTGTCTGTGTCGCCTCCGTGGTGGTGCTCCAGGTCTACGCCGGGGAACAGGCGTCGGCCTCCATTACCGCTCTCCTGGCGACCCTCCCGGCTACGGTGGCTGTGATCGTCAACCTGGTTCGCGTCGAAGGCGTCGGCCAGGATGTCCAGGAGGTCCGGCAGAACACCCGCGACCTGGCTAACGGCCTGATGGACGCAAAGGTCCGTGCCGGGGTGGCCGAAGTGCTGGACCCGGCCCTGATTGACGAAGCCGCCGTGGAGCAGCTGGAACGCGACAGGGCACGGGTCGCGGCCGCCCACGACGACGACCAGGGGCCGGTCCAGTGACCGGTCCGAAGACGCTCCGACTGGGGACGTTCAATCTGCTCCGGGACCGCTCCGACGGTCGGGCCCGCGGCGATGTCCGGGCCATCCTCCGTGACCACGACTTGCACGCCCTGGCGTACCAGGAGGGGCACGACTACGCGGACGCTCTCGAGCGCGTCCACCCGGACTATCGGCTACTGGTCCGCCGCGGCGGCCGCGGCTATGACCAAAACGGCTGGATCGTCCGCGAGGACGTGACCGCGCGGGGCCTGCACATCGTGGACCTGGGTGGGGACGGCTGGACCACGGTCACCGGCCTGCACCACGTCGGCCTGGTCGCCACCGCCGTCACGCTGGCCGGATGGCTCCGTGGGGTCTCCCTGCACTTGCCGCCGTCGATCGACTGGCCCCACGGCCGCCCAGTCGGCCCAGCCGAACGCGTGGACGACTACATTGCGGCGATGCGGCGGCTACTCCGCTACGCCGCCCAGCGGACCGGCCCCCGGGGCCTGTTGTACGTCGGTGACTGGAACTGTCGCCCGGGCCGCGATGAGGGATTCGCTTCGGCCTCCTGGCTGGCCCGGGCGGCCTTCATGCGGATCGGCCGCGCTCCGAACCAGAGTGGAGCCCTGCACGGGATCGACTTCCCGATGGTGGACCGGGACACGATCCTGACCCACGTCCGCCAACAGGACCGCTACGGGTCAGATCACCCCCTGGTGACATTCAAGGCCACCCGCCGCGGCACTGAGTGAAAGCCAACGGCCCCCGACCATCACAGGTGGTCGGGGGCCGTTGTCATGCGTTCACCACGCCAGTCGGTGGCGGCTCCGGTGGTGGCGGGGGGTCGGTGTCGACCGATCGGAGGCCGAAGGCCCCAGCCGTAATCAGGAAGATGATGAGCACCGACCCGACCAGTTCGGACAGCGGGACGCGATCGGGGTTCATCCTGGGAACCAGATTCGGGTTACGCGCACTCTCTCGCATCGTGGGCACTGGGTCCGCACTAGGCCGCCTGGGACCCGCGTGCATCGCCGCCAGTGGCCGTGCCCCCGGAGCCAGCATCTAAGGGGAATTCTCACCAGTCCACCCCGATCGTTGTCACGTTCAACATGCCGGGATTGTGTTCCTCCAGTTCGGCCGTGACCACCTGGCCGATGTGCCCGAAACACGAGCCGATCAGGCGGACCTGGAACTCACGCGAGACACACGAGACCAGGTAGAAGACGGGGAACTCACAGGCGGGCACATCACACCGCTTCGCCGTGGTCACTGGGCCACCTCCGCGGCCGCGTAGCGCTTCGCCGCGGCCTGGCGGCTGACGCCGGTCCAGCGGGCCAGTTCGCCGTAGGAGTAGCCGAAGGCGACCAGGCCACGGCCCGCCGACCTGGCGGAGTCGGCGGCCACGTCCTGGAGCCGAAGGATCTGCTCCAGCGCCTCGGTGTCTCCAGCCTCCGCGCGCCGTACTAGTGCCCGGAACATGCGTTCCATCATCGCGCCGATCTGAGGGGCCTCGTAAGGCTCTCGCTTAGCCATGTTCGCTTCCATCCTGTCCGTCGATTCGGTGTCAACCTGGAGTTGTCACTGTACCGCGTTCCCTACCTGGTGTGACCAAGATGCCTCGGAACATTCACCGGCGTGTCTAGACAGAATTGGGTACGCGTCCGGCAAGATACGCCGCATGAGACGACTCTTCCGGGACCTAGCCGACGTACTCCTGACCCTCGCCCTGTGCTCCGTCGGCATCGTGATCGTTGCCGTGTGGTGGACGCCATGAGCATCTATGTCCAGCCCTACGACCTGTTGACCCCGCTCCAGCGGGAGCGCGTGGACATTCGAGCTAGAGGCGAATGGCACCGCGCCATGGACGCCGCCGCCATGTATCGGGAGGTCTGTCCGGACCGGGGGTCCCGCCTCCAGGTGGTGGCCGACCTGGTAATCCACGGATTCTTCCGGCAGGTCGAACTGTTGGGCCTGGTCTCGTGTGGGACCTGTGGCGATCAGGGGTGTGACCTGTGTGGCCCGGACATCCTGGTCACGTCCCGGAACGTCTTCCACCTGGCCCCCGCCTGGGCCGACGAACCCACCGGCCTCGCTGTCCGCGCGGATGGCTGATGGCTACAGGGGAGGGTGCGCTAAGGGGATGCCGATGTTTGGCGCGTGTCGTCGTGACTGCCTGCACCGCGCGATGGTCCAGGAGTACAGGGACTGGCGTCACTCGTGGGAGGAACGCCGGGAGGATGAACACCACATGCAGATGGAGGACGACGACTACGCCGCCGCCTACCCACCGCCGACCTTCCGGGACTGGCTCCAGGCCAGGCGCGCGGCACGGGCGGAGCCTGCCGCATGAGCATTGAACACATGGCCGCGGTACTCCACCACTCCCGCGCGAAGGGAACCCACAAACTGGTGCTACTGGGGATCGCCAACCACGAGGGGGACGGGGGGTCGTGGCCGTCGGTTCGCAAGTTGGCCACCTACGCCAACGTCACCACCCGCAACGTTCAGAAGTCGATCGCCTGGTTAGTCGAACGCGGTGAACTCCGCGTGTGGGTCCAAGACGGCGGCGACCACAGGACCGCTGACCACCGCCGCCCCAACCGATATCAGGTCCTGGTTACCTGCCCGACCTGGTGTGACCGAACCCCGAACCACCGCGACACCAGGCACGGCCAGGTCGGGGACCACACCGGCCTGTGGATAGAACCCCCGTCGGATTCGACACCCCCCGTCGGATTCGACACCCCCCCCCTGTCGGATGCGACAGGGGGACCCCTGTCGCATCCGACACCCAAACCATCCCTAGAACCCCACCCCACTCCTGTAAGTACTGAACCCCAGTACGCGCGCGAGCCCTGCGACGACTGCGGCCAACCGGAGTTCTCCTGCCAGCGCCGACAGGTCCGATGGGCACAGGCCGACCGACACCCCTACAGGAAGGCTGGGACCCATGCCGAAAGGTGACGGCTACGGCGGCCGCCGTGCCCAGGCGTGGGTCCGTGCCGTGCTGGCCAACTACGGCACGACGTGCCACCTGTGCCAGCACCCCGACGCCGATAGCGCCGACCACATGCAGACCAGGCAGGCGCGACCCGACCTGATGTACGTCGTGGCCAACGGCCGACCCGTCCACCACAAGCGGCCGTGTCCTGTCTGCGGCGTTCGGTGCAACATCGCGCGCAAGTCCAAGCCGCTGGCCGTCGCCGCCGCGGCCGACGACCTGGGGTTTTTTGAGACCGGCCCAACTCCGGGGACAG